GGCTTTACGCAACCTACGTAAACCAGTCCGCGCCAACAAACTTAAAATACATCTAGATATGGAGACGTATTGATGGCAATGACCCCCGAGTCACGTGTGAAAGCTCGTGTGAAAAAGATACTGGATAAGTACAACGCGTATTACTTCATGCCGATTGGTGGTCCGTATTCCCGTCCCGGTATACCTGACATTGTGGGTTGCTACAAAGGTAGATACTTTGCGATTGAGTGTAAGGCAGGTAAGGGTAAGACCACGGCGCTACAAGATAAAGAGATCAACGCAACCCAAGCGGCAGGTGGTGAAGCTATCGTGGTGAACGAGACTAACTTAGATGATGTAACAGATATGTTGGAGAGGCTGTAATGGATTTAATCACACTCGATTTTGAAACACTGTACAGTCAGCAGTACTCGCTCAGTAAGATGACCACCGAAGCGTACATACGTGATGAGCAGTTCGAAGTAATCGGTGTAGCAGTTAAAGTAAACGACGGCGACACAGTATGGTTTAGTGGTACTAAGGAGCAGACCGGGGAGTGGCTGGCTCAGTTTGATTGGAAGCGTAGCGTGTTGCTTGCACAGAACACGATGTTTGATGCAGGGATACTGTCATTCGTATTTGGTATTCACCCTAAACGCATGTTGGACACGATGTGTATGGGGCGCGCGGCGTTAGGCGTAGATGTGAGCGTGTCGTTAGCTAACTTAGCCAAGCACTACGCAGTAGGTGAGAAAGGCACAGAGGTACTCCAAGCTATTGGTAAACGCCGTAACGACTTCACCCCCACAGATTTGCACCAGTACGGGCAGTATTGCATAAACGATGTGGAGTTAACCTACGCTATATTTAATAAGATGATGGCTGATGAGTTTCCGCTTGAGGAGTTGCAGTTAATTGATATGACGCTACGTATGTTCACAAAACCTACGCTATACCTAGACACCGCACTCCTTGAGCAACACTTAATTAACGTACGCGAGGATAAGCAACAACATATCATTAACACTCTCAGAGCCGTAGGGCGCGAAGATATTGCCGCAGTAGCCGCCGTATCGGGTACTGACCACGAAGCTGTGCAAAAGACACTTAGGTCTAACGACCAGTTCGCGGCGTTACTTGAGCACTTAGGGGTTGTGCCACCACAGAAGACTAGCCCTGCTACAGGTAAGTTGACATGGGCATTTGCTAAGACCGATGAGGGGTTCCGTGCATTAGCCGACCATGAAGATGAGCGTGTACAGGCAGTAGTCGCGGCACGTATTGGAGTTAAGACCACGCTAGAGGAGTCACGTACTGAGCGCTTTATAGATATGAGTAAGCGTGGGGTGTTCCCAATACCCCTTAAATACGCAGGAGCACGTACGTTCAGATGGGCGGGGCATGACAAATTAAATCTTCAAAATTTACCAAGCCGAGGGGACACAACACTTAAACGCGCTATCCGTGCGCCAGAAGGTAAAGTGATTGTCGGTGCTGACTTATCTAATATTGAGTTACGTGTAGGGCTGTGGTTAGCAGGGCAGATGGATAAGTTGCAAGCATTGGGCGAGGGTATGGATCTATATAAGGACTTCGCCTCGAAGGTATTTAACGTGGCTTATGACGACGTAACTAAAGAGCAACGATTTATTGGCAAGACATCGCAGTTGAGCCTGATCTACGGAGTCGGTGCCGCTAAGTTACGACTGGCTATTAAGACGGGTTCAGGGCAGGACATCGGTGAGGACGAAGCTAAACGTATTGTGGCTATGTATCGCATACAGTACCACCATGTTAAGCAAGCATGGGAAGACGGTGAAACCGCGCTTAAGTGCATCATGCATAATACACAGCGGACGTATGGGCGCAATCATTTAATTAAGATCGAAGGCAATAAAGGTTGCCGACTACCGTCAGGGTTATATATGCGGTATCCAGAGCTTAAAATTATTCAGGAGGAGGGTAAGCGTAAGTGGGTGTACCGCACCCGTAAAGGGAAAGAGTATTTATACGGGGCTAAGTTCTTTCAAGGGCTTGTGCAAAGTATCGCACGGTGCGTAATGGCAGACTCAATGATTCGTATTGATAAGAAGTACCACACCCTTTTGACGGTGCATGACGCAGACTATATTCTAGTGGACGAAGCGCAAGCGCAGGAGGCAATGGATTTTGTGTTAGCCCAGATGCGCATACCCCCTGTGTGGATGCCTGATATACCCTTGGATGCCGAAGCGGCATATGGACAAACTTTAGCGGATTGTTGATTATGAATCATGATGTAGACTACAGCGAGTATCTTATACAAACCCAGAAATACATGAAATCTATGGGAGACGCATTACGCAAAGAGAACTATGATTTAGCACTAGCGTTAGGGGTGCAAGCACTGGTAGAATTGAGGTTGACAATAACTGCAATTCGTAAGATGCAACCAGAGATTCCGTAAAATGAAAAATGTAGCATGGTCATACTCAGCCTTAAAAACGTTTCAAAGTTGCCCTAAGAAGTACTACCACTTAAAGGTTCTTAAAGATGTTAAAGAGTCTACGTCTGAAATCATGCTATATGGGATTGACGCACACAAAGCCGCGGAGTTGTACATAGGTAAAGACGTGGAACTACCCGGTAAATACGAGTACATGCGTAAGCATTTGGATACACTCAAATCACTCGAAGGCACTAAGTACTGTGAGTACAAGTTTGGGTTAAATAAAGAAATGCAAGTGTGTGACTTTTTTGCTAAAGATGTATGGTTACGCGGTGCGGTTGATTTACTGGTTATTAACGAAGAGACGGGTGTAGCCCGTATGATTGACTACAAGTTTGGTAAATCTAAAAACGCCGATCTAAGTCAGTTGCAGTTAATGTCTCTTGCAGTATTTAAATTGTTTCCCACAGTAACCAAAGTCAAAGCAGGTTTGTTGTTCGCCGCAGAAGATAAATTAATTCCAATAAAATACGAGGTGTCAAATGCTCCGACGATGTGGATGGATTGGTTACCCGAGGTTCAACGGTTGGAAGCCGCATTTGAGTCAGGTGTATGGAACGCCTCCCCTTCAGGTTTGTGCAAGTCATGGTGCCCAGTTTTATCCTGCGCGCACAATGGCAAACGTTAATAGAGAGTATATATAATGGCTACAAGTAAACGTAATTATGATAAAGAGTATGAGTCGTATCAGGGCACCGATGCGCAAAAGAAAAATCGTGCCGTACGTAATTCCGCACGACGCAAGTTAACGCGAGAAGGTCGAGTAGCCAAGGGTGATGGTAATGACGTAGATCACAAAACTCCGTTGTCTAAAGGTGGTGCCAATGGTGAGAGCAACCTACGCGTAGTACCAAAAAGTAAGAACCGTTCGTTTAGTCGTAACCCCGATAGTTCAGTTAAACGTAATACACCTAAAAAATAATACATACTAGGTTAAGAGTTGCGGGTATGGGTTAGCGCCATGCCGAAAAATATATGCCACACACTACATGAACCCTGCTCTATGGGGCGCGACTCTTAACCTAGTGCGTATGCATGTTGTTTACACCCAAAGACCCCTTTTGGGTGATTAGTCATCTGAGGACAAAATGGAAGTCATCGAGAACAAAGCATTAAAGCTACGTCTACGCAACCCGCATCGCGTACTAGAAGTTATACCTAAGAGTGTAATTGTAGGTGAGCATGACGATGGTACGAGCGATGTGTTGGTGCACTGGTCACTAGAAGCCGCACAGGTGTTAAAAAACTTAAAGATAAAGAACGTACCATCACCCATCAGTACAAAATATAAATGGCCGGGCACACGTGACCCGTTCACCCACCAGAAACAAACTTCGGCGTTCTTAACACTTAATCGTAGGGCGTTTGTATTTAGTGATCCGGGCTGTGTGGACAGCGAGACGGAGTACCTATCCCCTACAGGGTGGAAAAAATTATCGGAGTACACCGAGGGTCAAGTTGCACAATACTGGCCAGAGAAAAACTCGTTTGAGTTTGTGGATCCTGACGAATACGTAAAGTTACCTTGCGACGAGATGGTACGTATCAAAACACAGTATGGATTAGACCAACTACTTAGCCCTGAACATAGAGTATTACTAACAGATAAAGCAGGGTGCAAGTTAGAAACCACCAACGCCCTAGCAGTGCTCGATAGGCATGACGCGTATCATGAAGGGTATAAAGCCCGCGCGGGGGGTACTAAGGTAGGTACGGATACAATCGCGTTTAGCCACGCGTGTATACCCACAGCGTTTAACGGGTGTGCGGGTAAAGGTATAGACCTAACTAATGCGCAATTACGACTTATGGTTGCCGTAATGGCCGATGGATATTTCCCCAATATAAGTAACACCTGCGTAATACGGCTTAAAAAACCACGTAAGATAGAGCGGCTAGATATGTTGCTGACAGAAGCGGGTATCGCGTACCGCGTGGTAGATTGCTTACCTGAAGGGTTTAAAAGATACTCATTCACAGCACCGCGCAAAGATAAGCATTACACAGAGCACTACTGGGATGCGGACATACGGCAGTTGCAAGTAATCGCCGACGAGGTAATGCACTGGGACGGATGCGTAACACGAGGCGCACGGTTTTCTACTTCAGTTAAAGCCTCTGCGGATTTTATTCAATACGTATATTTCAGTTTAAACAAAACTGCGCGAATGGCCACACGTGTGCGTAACCGTCGAGGCCGAGAAGAAACTGAGCACACCGTACAAGTGCGTCCACAAACACGATTAGGTATGCGAAGCGCGGGTACAAAAACTGTTAGCACCGCTTCCTCTACAGATGGCTTTAAGTATTGTTTTATGGTACCCAGCACCTACTTATTGTTTCGGCGTAATGGGTGTGTATTTGCATCGGGTAACACAGGCAAGACCCTGAGTATTATCTGGGCGGCGGACTACTTAATGCAGATTAAAGCAATCAAGCGTGTTTTAGTTATCTGCCCTGTATCCGTTATGCGCGCCGCATGGGTTGAAGATTTATTTCATGGTGCTATGCACCGTAGAGTTGATATAGCGCATGGCACACGCGAACAACGTATACGGGCCATAAATGGTGATGCGGAGTTTGTAGTAATTAACTTTGATGGTGTAGCGATTGTACGTAAAGAGTTAATGGAAGCTAATTTTGATGTAGTCGTTATTGATGAAGCAAACTATGTAAAGACAGCCACCACAGATCGTTGGGGGGCTATTAATAAACTTATTCGCCCAGACACTTGGTTATGGATGGTTACAGGTACACCTGCCTCACAGTCCCCCACAGATGCTTATGGGTTAGTGAAGATGATGCACCCATCGACCGCACCTAGATCGTTTGGTATGTTTCGTGATTCTGTGATGACTAAGGTAACAACGTTCAAATGGCTACCTAAACTAACGGCTGTATCTACTGTGAACACGTTATTGCAACCCGCGATACGTTATACAAAAGATGAATGTTTAGACCTACCCGATATTATGTACACAACGCGTGACGTACCATTGACGCGCCAACAACAAAAGTTATACAACGACATCAAACAAAAACTAGCCACCCAAGTAGCAGGGGAAACCATTACCGCAGTGCATGCCGCCGCGGGGCTTAATAAATTATTGCAAGTAAGCGCAGGTGCTGTGTATACCGATGACCACGCTACTGTAGAACTCGACATCAGTGAGCGGTACAAAGTACTACGAGAAGTAATTGATGCCACTGATAATAAAGTAATTGTATTTGTGCCCTACACCAATACCCTTGAAGCCTTACGGGAAAAACTAACTGCGAGTAAATATGCCGTTGATGTGATATATGGTGCGGTATCTGCAAACAAACGTGCCGCGATTATTAAACAGTTCCAAGAGCAACCCGACCCAAAGATACTTGTCATACAACCCCAAGCCGCGTCACACGGTATCACGTTACATGCGGCAGATACGATTGTATGGTGGGGTCCGATTATGTCTTATGAAACCTACGTGCAAGCTAACGCACGTATTCACCGCGCAGGGCAGAAAAATAAATGTTTAATCGTTCGGTTACAAGGTAGCCCCGTAGAGATGCAACGATACAAGGCGCTAGATAAATGCGAGGACACCAACGTAAGTTTGTTAGAAATGTTTGAAGAAGTATTGACAATGTAAATAAACCGCTTTACAATGTAAGTTCACTAAGGAGAAAACCATGGACGCTACAGCAGACAAGCTAGTAAAAGTCTACATAAAAATGCGAGACTTTAAGGCACAGTTAAAAGCTGAGTACGATGAGGACGAAGCAGAAATTAAAGCCCAGATGGATATAGTAGAAGCGCAGTTGCTAGAGTTTCATAAGACCACAGGTACCGAGAGTTTGCGCACTAAGTACGGTACAGCTACACGGGGCGTACAGACCCGATACTGGACAAGCGATTGGGAAGCCATGCATAAGTTCATCATGGAGCACAACGCACCCGACCTGCTTGAGCGCAGAGTGGCACAAGGACAAATGAAAGAATTCTTAAAAGATAATCCAGATACCATGCCTATTGGTATGAACATCGATAGCCGATACACCGTTACAGTTAGAAGGAGTAAGTAATGACCCCAATAAACCTAGAGCGACCCATGACCACCACACAGGTGACACAAGCGCTTAACGTTAGTAGATCTACCTTATTAAACTTAGCAACACGCGAAGAGAACCCACTACCCAGTATTAAGATCGGTGCGCACTACAGATTCTTTTGGAGTGACATCGTAAGTTTTTTTAACATACCTGATCGTAAAGTAGTACCATCTAAGCCCGAAAGCGATATTACCCCCGACAACATTGGTTCCGATTTTATCTAGGAGTTATAAATGAGTGACTTAACATTATTTAGCAAAGACAAATTACCCGCATACTTAAAAAATATTCAGAAGGACGACATCAGCCGTAGTATGATCAGTGCGGGTGGCACATCAAAGATATCCATTAAGGGTGGTGTATTTCGCAAGATCGTAGGTGGCGAAGAAGTTATGCGTAACGAAGATCGTGCTATGAATATGGTTATCGTTAACGCCGCGCCAGTTGAGTACCGTACGTTTTATGCGGGTCAGTTTGTAGAAGGTGAGATTTCAGGCCCAACATGCTGGTCATCAAACGGTACTACACCTGATACAGCGAGTGCATCACCACAGAGCGCACAGTGCTCAACCTGCCCACAAAACATCAAAGGATCTGGTCAAGGGGAGAGCCGTGCCTGTCGCTATTCGCGGTGGCTTGCTGTTGCATTAGAGAATGACCTTGAAGGTGACGTTATGCAGTTGATATTACCTGCGCAATCTGTATTTGGTAAAGGTGATAAGGGTAAGCTACCGTTACTCCAGTACGCTAAGTTTTTAGACGCGCATAACTTACCCATTACCGCGGTAGTTACTGAAATGCGTTTTGATACAGACTCTGCTACACCTAAGCTGACATTCAAGCCAATACGTCCGTTGACCGAAGAAGAGTACACATTGTGCCGTGAGCGAGCAACTAGCTCTGATGCGATGGATGCGATTACGATGCGTTACTCAGCCAAGAAAACAGATAGCAATATCAAAGTTGATGCAGATACTTTAGCTGTTGTAAAAGCCGCCGCCGCCCAGCATGCGAAAGCCAAACCCGTTGCGGTCGAGGAATACTTTGACGGTGAAGAGCCCCAAGCGCAAGAAGCCGCACCTAAAGTAAAAGGTAAAAACAAAGCTGTTGATGTTAAGTCCGTGTTAGATCAGTGGGCTGACGATGACGACGAGTCATAATTAGTCACGCGGGGTGGTGAGAGCCACCCTAATCTAACCTACTGGAGCACAATATGCACGGATACTCATATGAGTTTGCAAAGAAAGTCCGCGCGCTGGCCTTACGAAAAGATGCACCGATTGGTGTGAAGCTAGGACTCAAGGCAGTAGAGCGTGGTATACCTGTTAGTCACATCGCGAGTACCCTCGAAGTATCTCGTATGGCTGTTTATGATTGGTTCACCGGAAAATATACACCTGAGCATACAAAGTTACAGCAACTAAAATTAGTGCTGTCCGGCAAAACAAAATAAACAGCGAGACGTTATGACGTTAAATGATTTTTTTCGCCTCGTGCTTCCAACCGAGGGCACATACTGCTTCGGCGCGATTATGGGCAAGAAGGTCGAGCATGTCTTTGTGACTAGTGTTATGGAAATGGAAGGGCTGAACAACGTAGTATCAGAAGGGGTTAACCAGTACTACACCCCGGCGTCGTTTAAAGACGACAGCAAACGCGCACAGACTAACACCTGCAAAGTACGTTCGTTTTGGTTAGACATCGATGTAGGCAAGGCGGATGCCACTAAATGCTACGCCACAAAGTCGGAAGTCTTTACCGCGGTTCGTGCGTTTATAGAAGCCACTGATTTGCCAGAACCTTTATGGGTTGACTCCGGTAACGGTGTGCATTTGTACTGGCCTGTTGTGTCTGATATGGAACCTGAAGTTTGGAAGCCCATTGCTACCCGATTACAAGCACTTGCACTTAAACACGAATTACGTGTAGATACATCATGCACGACAGACTCCGCTCGGTTTTTGCGCTATCCGGGCACTATGAACTACTCTAACCCTGAGCGTCCTGTACAAGGGCGTATATTATCTGAGGACTATGTAGCTAACGATTTACTAGAATTTGCAATGAAGCTAGGGTTGGGGGATGCTCCTACACAAACATCGGACACCCCGATGGAACTAGGCTTTACAGTACCCACAGATATTAAGTACGCCGATGACGGGGTGTCAAAGGTTATGGTGGGTATTACTATATTTAAAAATATTATGGAGCGCACCGATTCTTGCGCGCAGTTGCAATATATTAAAGAGCATCGTGTGTCGTTACCGGAGCCGATGTGGCGCGCAGGGTTATCGATTGCCCAGATATGCCAAGACCGTACGGATGCTGTGCATGAAATTTCTGTAGACTATCCCGGGTACTCCCGCGACGTGGCATTGCATAAAGCAAGCCAAACCAACGGCCCCTACACATGCCAAGCGTTCGAAAGACTATCATCAGATAACTGTATGAAGTGCCCACACCGTGGCAAAATTTCTACCCCTGCGCAATTGGGGCGCTATATTGAACCTGCGGTTACTGAGGAAGACCGTACTGTTATGGAGATCGAAGCCCCCGCATACACTGCACCAACCATACTGGTGCCTAATAAAGATATTATCGTTACCGCGCAAGTAATACCTGAGTACCCTGAGCCGTACTTCCGACCAAAAGGTGGGCGTGGTGTGTATAAACTAGCTAAAGCACCGGGTGAGGAGCCAGTGCCAGTACAAGTTTGTGAATATGATTTTTATGTAACCCGTCGTATGAGCGACCCTGATGTAGGTGAGGTGTTGTGGTTTCGTGTACATCTACCGTTAGATGGTATTCGTGAGTTCAGTATTCCACTTAGTGAGGCAGTAGCTCGAGATAAATTACGTGATGCGCTAGCAAAACATGGGGTGATGGCTGTAACGGCTAACCAAGTCACCGAGTATTTAATGTACGTTAACAAATGGTTGAGGCACTTACAAATGACTAAGAAAGCAGAGAATGTACGTTCCCAAATGGGTTGGACAGACCAAGGCTCGTTCGTTGTGGGCACACGCGAGATGATACCTAATGCCCCGAATGGCGAAGATCTTGTGTACGCTCCCGCGGCTGTGCGCAATTCCAATATCACACCCGCACTAAGTGAGCGGGGGGACTTTCACAAATGGAAAGAAGTTATTAATTTTTACGCTAATGACGATATGGAAGCCTATGCGTTTGCGGTGTTCCTAAGTTTTGGTGCGCCATTGATGCAGTTCACTACCTTACGTGGTGGGGTATATAACTTAGTAAGTACTGAGTCTGGTATTGGTAAGTCATCTGCGTTACTTGCGGCTAATAGTATCTGGGGTCACCCAACTGATTTACTCTTACAAAAAGATGATACGTACAACGTACGTATTCACCGTGCGGGGGTTATGCGCCACTTACCTATTACGATCGACGAGATCACTAACATGAAAGCACTTGAGTTATCCGATCAGGTGTACGCGAGCACTACAGGCCGTGGCAAGAACCGTATGGAAACCCATAGCAACAGCGAGCGCGCTAACACCACCTCATGGCAGACCCCCACCCTCACCACATCAAACAGTAACGTGGCCGATAAGCTATATATGAATAAGAGTTTCCCAGAGGGCGAGCTCATGCGGTTAATCGAAGTGGAAGTTAAGCGTAACCATAAGTTTCCAAAGTCGTACACAGATATGCTGTTCCCTCAGCTTGAGCACAACTACGGTATGGCATGGGTGCCCTACATGCGCTACATCATGAACCACCAAAGCGAAGTCATCACAATGATTCGGCGCACTCAAGAGAAAACAGATGCCGCGGCAAACCTTACTCAACGAGAGCGTATCTGGTCTGCAATGGCCGCGATTGGTCTAGTAGGCGGCACGATTGCTCACAGCTTAGGGTTACATGATATTCCCGTAGAGCGCGTTGCACGGTGGGTAGCGGTGCATATGTTTGACACATCTAAGCACATCACGCAGTCACGTAGCAGTGCCGAGGATAACATCGCGACATACATGTCAGAGAACTACAGCAATATGCTGATGATCCGCAATGAGCCCGAGGCAGGTACGATGGAAGTGATACCGATTATTGAGCCACGCAATGAACTGCTCATTCGATTTGAACCAGACACCCGTCGTATATTTATTGCGAGTGGACCGTTTAAGAAGTGGTGCGCTAAGAACCAGATTAGCTATAACGCGCTAGTAGACGCACTTGCCCAGCGCGGGGTTCGCACCGAGTTAGTTAAAAAGCGTATGGCTAAAGGTACCGCGATTGCTATGCCCCCTACGTCTACGCTAATGATACATGTACCTGATAACGTCTCGGGGTCGATATTTGGATTAGACGAAATGGATAAGATTGATGCGAAAAAAGCCCAAGCAGTTATTGAAGCCATTAGTTGACCCACCCAGTGTGTGCCGTATCACTACGGAAGGTATAGATTATGTGTTTGACTGGGATACCTTCCCAATACACGGGTTTGTTTTTATGCGCTGTGTGGCAACTGATGAAGTGGTGAAGAAGTTAAAACACTCCGCAATGCGGTGTGGTGTGGGCATCACTACACGAATAGGTATACGTAACGGCTACTGGGGGGTTGGACTTTGGCGAACTAGGTGATATAATTAAATTGTGCTGGCTCTCTCCTCTAGCACAAGTCCTCAAGACTCCCCCTAGACCCCAACTTCGGTTGGGGTCTTTTTATTAGGGCTTACGTGCCATAGTTTGCGCACGGAATTTACGCAAGTCCACCAGTATTTCCTGCTCTTGCTTCTTGATTTTAGTAATCTCTTCGCGTTTTTGCTGTGGGCTAAACCGTGGGTCATTCTCGTAGAACATACGTACTTCGCGAAAGTGTGCTAAAGCTTTTAGCTTATTGTTGACATAAGGTGCCGCCGATAGCAAATAACCATTTTTCTCTATAAACGCCGCCCGTTCTTGAGGCTTATCTTTTAGGAAACTCGCGCCGTTAACTGCTTGCGCAACTTTTTCTCGGAAGTCATAAAACTCGTCTTTTGTACGAGTTCCCACAGGCGCGAGTAACCCGATACTTAGGAAAGGTATTTTCTCTAAGGCCACCGAAGGTCTATTTGGATTCATGAGTATGTCCGCCACCGTAGATACCGCACCCCCCGCCATACCAAAGTAACCACGAATAGCGTTATCTATAAGTATTGGTGATGTATCCGTAACTTTACCTATCGCTTTCCCTAACTCTGATGTGCCCGAAGTGTACTGCAACGGTGCGGGGCGGTCTTTCATAGAAGGAGGTATGAGCTCTCGGCGGGTAAACATAGAGAAATTCACCATATTTTCAAATACCGGTTTAATAGCCGCAGGAATAGGCATCATGCCAAATTCACCTGCCACGTCTTTTACAGTACCCATAAGCATAGAGTACGCATCGCGTTGCTCACCTGTTGAGGATTCTTTAAGATACTGCACCACGCGCTCAGGTATAGACTTAAACATAAACCCGAATTCATTTGGCACCGAAAACTTTAACGGTTGATCAAGCCCTAACCATACACGAATAAATTTAGGAAGTATCCAGTTGTGGTCCCGCGTCCGGTCGGTTTGCTCGTTGTAGTCGTCGTCGTCACTCATACTCATGGCATATATAGTAGACAACCCTGTCATAATCGCTATGCGGCTAATAAACATTTTTTGTGCGGCTTTTTGTTGTAACCCTGATGAAGAATCCTGCCCTGTTAAGCCACGGTACACTAGGTCGTTACCCTGTGCCCATGAGTTAAAGAATGGCACTACGTGCGTGAACATGCGCATAGTTTTTGATGCCCCACGACGGTTAAAGTTGATGAGTTCTCGCGCGCGGGTCTGGGCTAATACTACGCTCCCGCCTTCTTGTAGGGTCTGTTCGTACACGGCTAAACGAGCCGCCATATCCGAAGCTTTGGCAAGCTGCTCCATGCGGTGTACAAAGGCACGCACATAACTACGCTTAACGGCCTTAGCATCAAACTCAATCAACTCCGCAGGGTTAATAGGGTTATAGTCAAGCTCGCCTGTAATACCCCCTGACTCTAATTGTTGCATGCCTTTAAAATCTTTACCTAAAGCTTGTGCCCACCATACACGAGGGAAGTAGTACAAGGTCTTACCCAGTGCGGCCAGAGGACGCTTAACGCCAGAGTTAAACATAACGCGTTGGGAGTCATCAATTACCTGTTTAATAGTAAACATAGGCGTGACTGTAATTGTTGCTCGTAGTAATCTTGATGCACCACCCAAAGCCTTAACAGTGGTATTAGTGAGCTCGGGGGTTTGCACAAAAGCGGCTATGTCATACTGGTTTTGCAATTCATATGTAGTCTCAATACCGTCTTTATATAATTTTAGTGGTAATACGATATGGGTACTATCGGCGTCTGATTTACTCATCAACCTACGCGCGGTACCTGACTCCACCATAAAGTCTAACGTACGCACAACGGCTGAGTTACGCATTGACTGATCAGTCATCCATGCTAGTTTGTTCATGTAGTTGTCAATTGAATTAGCTACAGGGCGTTCAAACGAACCTCGTAGTTCTGGCAACTTACCTAGTGCGGCGATCCCCCGACGCTGTGGGGTAAACACAATTTCTGGGTTTTCTAATAACTCTTGTAGGCGGGTAAAAGGTATGTAATCTACGGCCTCTTTCCATCCAATGGCTTTCGCTGGTGTAATACGTCCCGACAATGCCATAGCATCAATTAAATTATTACGCACAGTGTTCATTGTGGTCTGTAGCGCTTTTAGCTCAGGCGTGTTGTTAAACACTCGCATGTCGGCGTCAATTTCGGCAAATGTTTTATGTAAAGCAAATTTTTCACTACGGGTTTCAAAAGCTTTATCAAGTTCCCCCGAAGCCGCCTGTTCCTGAGCAAGAGCTTCTAGCTTGGCGTTGTGCGCCCGCAAACCGGATAACCGCACACTTTCGAATACTGTAGCCACTCGGGCTTTCATTTGGGAGTAAGTTAAATCATATTTTTTAGCTAAGGCATTTATTTGTTGCACTACCGCGGTGGCTGAGGCTTCATTACCCTTAGCGTCTTTTAGTGCGTACGCTTCCCATAGTCCGGCTTTGTCCATACGCAACCCACCTTTCTTAAACACCTGCGCGGCTACTCGGTCGTGGTCATAAGCTTGACGTAGCCATACCATAGGGTTTACATCACCAAATGATGTGCGCAGTCCATCGTCAAATGCTTTATTAACTTTACGTGCAATTGGCGCTTGCATATCCACAGTTTGCTGGCGAAAAATATCAGCTAGGGGGGCTTGCGCGCGGGTGAAGGTGTTCATAAACTTACGCGTTTCATTACGGTACACAGGGTCAGCCGCCGCGTTTACATCGGCAATAGTGCGCGCAGTCATCTGCCCAAAAGGAGTGTCTACGTTTTGCGCGGCGTAGGCTACATCAAATTCACCAATACGCATACCCGTTGTATCTTGCTGGAGTTGACGCCCTGTGCGAAGTAGGCCATCTACAGAGATCATAGATATAAAGAGTACGTTGGCTTCTTTAGAGCCTTCAGGAATACCTAACAACCCACGCAATGCACGGGCAAACCACGAGAATAATGACGTCTCATTAGGATACGGAATACTCATTAACTGCTCTTGGAACTCACGATTAGACATGGCTTCTGAGGCAAACTCGGTCAGGCTGGCCATACCGTACTCTTTGGCTAAATCAGGGCGTACCTTCTGCACATGGGCATACACATCATTAAGTGTTCTAAACTCAGGGCGACGTGCACCTTGCTGTTCCTGATTGATAATGGTTCTGTGCACAAACGAGTGGATAAGCTCGTGCATAAAGGTATGCGAATCTGCGGCGTCACGTACTAAAGTAATCTCATCAGTTATAGAGTTGTACTGCCCCAAGATGTCCATACCCTTCGCATCAACACCTAACGAGTCCGCTATACGCATAGTGGGTAACTTCCCCCCAAGATCAAGTATCTTCTTAGCAACCAACTGCTCACGTGCATTAAACGAACCTGAGGTGTCATTGAGTATGGCATTAAGAGCGGCTTGTGGGCTAAGGCTGTTTAGCGCTGTTTGCAATGAATTAGTAAGTGCACCCGGGGCTGTACCATTAGCACGAGCCGCCTGCGCGGCAATAGCCACATTACTCATTGAAGACTCTACTGCAAGTTCTAAAGCTGTAAGGGCTTCCGCAGGGGACTCAGCTTCGTTAATCATCTGCATATCGTATTGCGTAATACGACGGTCTAATAAGGCGTTCATAGCCACAGCCTGCACATCGTCCATTGTGAATTCATTCATCTGCCCTAACTCGTTCACCGCATCAACGGCTAAGTTTTGGGGAGTAATGACTTCTGTTTCTGGCGATGCTTCTGTCTCTGGTGCTACTGGAGCCTGTGTTTGTGTTGCACGTCTATTGTCTCTTGCAGGGCTGATATCAGCATCCACCAATCCTGTTGGCTGAGTTTGTGGAACGGCTCCGGCGGTATCTGTTTGTGGGGTGGTTGGTCCCACGCCCATGTCACCCACTGCCACGCTTGGCTCACTTGGCTGTCCGTCAACGGTAGGCTCAGGTCGAACTGCTGTACTTGCGGGTGTTGGTTGGCCATCTTGTGCTCCTACTGATTGCTCGGCGATTGGCGGTATAGTATCTAAAAACGTGTTTATCTTATCCTGTATCTCGGGTGCGCGGTTAGTTGTGTCTCGATATATCTCTAGTGCTTTTCGTATAAACGCACGTTGTTTAGGGTCTGTTAAATCAGCACTGGTTATATCAGGATTCTTACGAAGCTTCGCAGTTCTGCCAATACCTAAGCTATCAAAAATTTCAGGTGTGAGCTGTGTGGGCTCAGTCGGTGCCACGGGAGCCATAGGCGCATTAAAGTCCAAAGCCTCTTGAGTAGGGGCTACAGGCGCGGCTAATTTAGTGTCATACAACGCTTGAATATTGGTCTTAACTTCGGGTGCTATTTTGTTGTTAGCAAGCACTTGACCGAGTATTTGCGCGGCCTGTGTGCGCTGGTTGGGTTCACTTAAATCTAAACCTGATAACTGTTTAACGTACGCCGCGGCTTTTGGTAGTCCCGAATTAATTAGCTCATTGGTAGTGAGCACCTGTGATGGTCTGGTAGTAGGCGCACTTACTTGTGGTCCACCAATATCTCTAAACTCAGCTTGTTGAGGAGTTGCCCCCAGTAGTGTTTGTGCCGCTATATTGGCACGTTGCGCGGGAGGCAGATTTGCTAAGGCTTCTTTATTCACCTGTGCGCGTCGTGTGGGCTCTATACCAATTTGTTTGGCTAAGGTCTGCCCTTGCTTGATTTTTGCGTTAACTGCTTGTATTTGTGTATTGATACTTCTACGTAAGTCCGTTGTACTTGCGTCACGGGTTAACTGGTCTTTTATGCTAGTTAAGTTATCTTTTGCGTTATATAACAAATCGAGGTTGTCTGTTAGCCCATCAGGTTGTATTACAGCCTCTGTAATTCTAGTGCCTAACGCATCTACATTGGTTTGGAAATCGGCTACAAGTTTTGTTTGGGCATCAGCCGCTTGTTGGTTACGGTCTTCTAATTCTTTTTGATCCACCCCACGCATGTACCCAGCGGTCTGTTGCTCTTTTTGTAGCTCATATGTATTGCGGGGAGTTTGGGAATCTACGGGCTCTCCAGATGGGTCCAACCCACGGGCTTCTAATTGACCCCGAGCACTACTACGTTCCACAGGAGAAGCTAAAGCACCCAGCGCAGGACCCACTTGTATTGCGCCGTAAGCCGCATCTCCATACGCAGAATACGCGTCATCAGAGAGTAAATCTTGCCCTGCCTGCCACCGAGTTAATACCTGCTGCGCAATTTCAACGGGTATTTCAACTAGACCTCTTGCCGCACCTTTACCCGCACCTTTTGCAAGGCTAGCTTGGGCCACAACAAGTAATTCTTTTTCTGCGGTGGCTTTAGCAACATCTTTACCAATTTCTTTACCAACGATTCCGCGAACAATATTCTTACCTACTGTAAACGCAGTACCCCCAATTTCAAGCGCTGTCTGCACTGTAGCGGCTACTGCCGCAGGGCCTCGGTTTAATACAACGGGTTCACCTTTTTGTTGGGCTACTGATGCCTGCTCTTCTACAGCTTGCCCAAACATTTGTGGGTATAAGTACGTCCCCGCGCCAGCTATACCCCCAACAACGGCACCGGCGGGACCAAATGAAGCCCCTAGTCTGGCACCTCCAAACCCCGCACCCAGTACACCTAATATGTTTGCGCTTTGCCCTGCTACTGCCCCGGGTATTTGGTTTACAAACTCTCCTGCCGCGGAGAAAATTCCCTGCTCGTTATAAGCTTGTTTAACCTCGTCAAACCCACGAGTGGTACCCGTTTCCTTGGATATTTCTTCTTGCCGTGCCACACCTTCTTGTGCGGCTTGCGCGGCTTTTTCCGGGCTACCTACGAGAGCTTTTGCACCAGTTATTGTGCTAGCCCCAGCGCGTTTAAATGAAGATGTAAACTGGTCAAGTACTGAGGCTTCTTTAGGCGGGGGTTCAGGGGTAGCAGTGCCCCCAAATTTTTCCCAAGGACCTGCGGGTGGGGTGTCAGACGCTGTTGATGAAAACTTATCCCAAGGTCCTGTAGCCATTACACCTTCTCCCAGTTGGCCTTATCACTAGGGTTTCCACCCTTAAATTTATAACCATCCATAATAGCACCTATTGCAGGCGCGTCTGTAGACGTAGGGTCTTTACTAGCATCACCACCACCCGTTAATTTCTGGTATCGGGACTCGGCGGCGGCGCGTGTCATATTAAACCTAGTCTGTGCGATGTCGATAGCTGGTTGATACCCGCGGTCCTGCGCGGCTTTGAGTGATGCCGCGGCCGTAGCCACTTCTTTGTCATTGTTAACTAGTTGGGCTAGTTTTAAAGGTGTGATACCCTGACGGCTCTCAGCACTAATAGAAGCCGCAGTTAATGTAGCGTCAATCTTTTTGAGGTCTGTTCTGTAGTCCATGAAGTTTTTAAACGATGATTGTGCGGCCTTCTCATCCCCACGGCGTAAGTCCATACGGTACTTGTCAAATGCCAACTGAGCGTCTTGCGCAGTGTCAATAGCTTTAGCGGCTTCTTTCTTTCCTGCTAAATACGTAGGCCCACCAACTTGTGCGGCTTTAGCAATACCGTCAGCCAAGGAGTTACCGCCCATCATAGCTAGACCCGCCATCATAAGTGCGTCGTAACCTGCGGTGTCTTTCTGGCCTTCAGCACTTTTTAGCTTTGAATCAACACGCTTACGCATATCGGCTAGAACGCCTTGATCCTCGGCACTAAGTTCTTTAGCACTCCCCATCTCTTTAAATTGATCAAAAGTTAGTGCGCCTGTAGATGCTTGTGGTTGTAGGCGTGGTATTCCCCCCGCGGACGTATTATCTTTTTTATTGTTGTCTGGAGGCGCAGGTGGGGTAGGTGGCGTAGGTGGCGCAGGTGGCGCAGGTGGGGTAAGTCGATTATTAGTATCCGTTGCACGAGGTAAAGCCCCATCGGCAGGATCTATTGGGGGTATACGTACAGGAGCGCTGGTTCCCCCTACGCCCGCTGTGGTTATACTGGAGTAAGGTCCTTGAGGTATGTAGTCTGATAGTGCAAAAGGTTTAGGAGGTGGAGTGCTGACCATTGAGTTTTCGTCAATACCATAAGCTTCCGTTCCACTAAACGCAGGCATACCACCACCTTGCAGTGCAATAATACCCCCACCTGCCATACCCTGACCAATACTAGCTTCCTCTGCACGTTTAGCAATTAACCCAGCAGTTGTGTCTTCTGGAATTACTGATGCAGGCATACGTGTTTTAGCACGACGTTGCGTTTCTGATTGTATGGCACTAAGTGTAATAGCGTCTTTTACATTTCTAGCGTACGCGGCTAATTGAGTGTCACTTAACCGACGTAACTGCGCAGGGATTTCTTGCACAGCCATTGTTGACATCGCATCAGGAGTTACTTGCCCACCGTTTGCATACGACTTAGGAATTGACCCACCTTCTTTACGGCCAAACGCACCATATGCGGCTAAACCACCACCTATAATCTGGGCTGTTTGATTGGGCTGTTGTGAGTATTGTAGCTGTGAACTCTGCGACGACGGAACCCCACGTAGTAAATCCGACATGTAACTTAATTGCTGGTACGGATACTGCTGTCTCGCCATCTCTTGCTGGTAGGCAAAATCTAAACCTTGCTGAGACTGCTGTTGTTGCAACGCACCATACTTTTGTTGGGCATCGGTAATACCCATTTCTTGGCCATACTGGGTTTGACCCAACTGACCCAATGTACCCGCGCCTTGAACACCAAGCTGTGAACCTGCAAGACCATACTGACCAGCGGTGGTGGCTTGACCAACGCCTTGCATACCTGCTTGTGCGCCTTGCATGCCAGCTTGTTGACCAGAGATGCCTGTATTAGCACCTTGAAGGCCTAACTGACCACCAGCAATCTGTTGGCCTACACCTTGCAATCCTGCTTGAGCACCACTAATACCTTGCGCGGTACCTTGCAAGCCTAATTGACCTGCGGCCAAACGCTGTCCCGTACCTTGCAAACCAAGACCTGCACCTTGCATACCTAATGCAGACAATTGCCCAGATTGGTTTAAACCTGCCAATCCAGCCTGCTGTCCTTGTATGCCCGTTTGCGCACCTTGCATGCCTTGAGCGGTACCTGAGAGGCCTGTGTTAAGCCCTTGGTAGCCAGCTTGAAGACCTTGTAGCCCTAAGTTTGCACCGAACTGTTGGGCTTGCTGTGCCTGTTGATATGCCTGTTGCAAGCCAGCGCCTTGGATATCGCCTAATTGAGTGCCCAGATTACGTTGTCTTTCTGCTTCTACAATAGCTGAGCGCGAACCACCAAAAGCGCCTTGTTGAGCGGCTTGAGCTTGAATGCCTTGCTGTTGA